GAAAGAATGTAATTAACTTCATGTTCTTCATAAATTGCTACAATTCTATAATAATGTTGTTCGGTCGGATCATTATATTCAAAACGTATTAGTTGCCCCGGTGGTAGTATGAATGTCTCAGGACATAACAAACAATTGGCAACTTGTAACCATCCCTTGAGTTCCACTGTGAAAGGCATGGTTAAATTTGTTCCGAATAATGCACAAGTGATATGGTCCGGCACTTGATTATAGAAAGGATATCTCTGCAGATATATTGGGGTATATGGTTGCTAGGCAGTAGCAGCACTGGGGTTGTAAAATTCGACCTCATAATCCATCCATACGTATCCAAGGTTGACTACTCCATCATGTGCTGTCGGCAATGTGATTGGCGAATGCGCGACATTAATGGAGCCAACAGTTGCAATTCCGGTATCACCGGCAGCTGGGAAAGTTTCGTATTGTGGCAAACGATTTAGTTGATCTTTCATAACCCGATTTTCAATGGAATTATACACGGCAGTTGCCATAGCTCTCATATCACCAGATACTGATAGTAAGTCAGCATCAGGAGTGATTTTACTGGGATCTGAATCCCATCGGAGAGCCACTTGGCCACCATACGTAAAAGGTATAGAGGTGACCCAGCGCAGATTAAGTTTATTGATCCTAAACTTATCATACGCCTTGGCAAGTTTTGTTAACCACCGCGTGTTATCCATGAAAACGCCTGTTGAGACGTTTTGAAAACGGAATACACGTATACCACCACCAGCTGGGATAAGTCCAGCGGCAGCTGTGCCGTTGAGTTCCAAAGCGATTTCAGTGTTGGAAACTATGATACGATCCTTCTGGCTAATGAATTGAGGACGACCAGTTTGCATAGCAATTTGGGGTTGAGCAAATCCCTGAGGATGTACTAAACTCCGAGTAGATGGTACGCTTCTACTCTGTTTCTGACGCTTACTAGCGCTGGGTTTTCTTTGAGGCTTGGGTTGTTGTTTTCTTACTGGCGCCATGTTTTCGTTTATGGTATCGACAGGCGGCTGGCTTTTCACACTCTTCAAACCTATGTAATTTGGGGGGGTTCGACTTTTCTGCACGGTGCTTTATTTTCTGCAAGGGCGGAGACGATGATCTTAACTGACCGCTCGATTTTGGCTCGGTCAAGACTGGAGGTATATCCGCCGTGGGCTGTGAAGTGTTTATGGCGATCACAGGCGGCGGTGAGGGACTGTCTAAGGTGTGACTCGACTCGTCCGACCCAGTCGTCTCTTGATTTGCACAAATCTCTGAAATTATCGGCACTGAGGGGCATTTTGTTGTCTCTGTTGAAACTGGAGGCACGGGGCCAAGAATATCATGGCCAACTGCAGCCTGGATTCGGTGTCTGATGGTAAAACCATTATCGATGATCCCTTCTGGTAGGGACTCAATATCCGTTGCGGCTTTAATGACACTCTCAATCTGATCTATTTCATCTGCAGTGAGGTTCAACAATAAGCTCATCAGATTCCGTAATAAGTCCACATTATCTTGTGGATACGGGCCTGCACGAACACGAAAATCTTCTTCGTTTGTTGAGCGGTGCCATTCAAAACCATCCTTTTGCAGCAGCTCCATAACTTTGGCACACCACACTCCAATTATTGGAGTGTTCTTATCAGTGACATGATATCCAAATGCCCTATTAAAAAGGGCTTGTTTGGAAGAAACAGTGTCAGGTGACATAGTCAAATGGAGTTTCGCCAACGTCCTTTCCGGATCCTGTATGGAATCCAAATGCGTTGCAGGACTAGCATAAACTCGTCCTAAGAATGGTACTGGGCTACCTTGATGTGGATATAATACCACAGATTTTAATTCATGCCCAAGTTTTGTGGCTACCTGCTCAAGCATTTCTGCTAGACCTGGCAAATTAGCTCGTATACGGTCATCAGATGCGCCTAGCACCCATTGGTTGACCAATTGCCATGCCAGCTCAGGTTCATTGCCGAGTAATCTGAGTGCAATATAATCATGTCGAAGCGTCACCAGGTTGTTATCATTTGTAGTACCTGGTGATCCGCTTAATTGGGAATAACCCGGGTCATACTTGTGACCTTGCGCTGTAACCCCCTTCGGGTTACGATCGGCCGCAAGAATCTTCGACAGTGCGGCACGATGGGAGTAACTATTCCACCTTTGGTAAACATGTTCTTTGAACTGTTTGTCACTTGCTGATACATGGCCATCAAGTCTAGAGTAATCTGAGACAATGACGCCATATTGATACTGGCAAACCTCACGCACACGGTTTGTAAGCTCCGTCGGTGTCATTGACGATGCAAACCATGGCTTACCTTTAAGACAGTCCTCTTTGAACGG